TATCATAGGTGTTGCGTGTTCTATAGTTTCGGACATGACTAATGGAAGATACAATCTATTAAAATGGGACAAGCAAGATAGAATGTATTATCCTATTTCAATTAACCTACACGAGAAAGGAAAAATACAAGATGAGTAATATAAATTTTGAACAAGACAGAAGAGAAGATCTTGATTCAGTAAATGAAGCCGGTAGTTTGGCTGAGCAAGTAGTAAAACTACAAAAGTTAGAGGAAGACTTTTCAAAAAAAGAAGATGAGTTAAAAGAATTAAAAAGAAAAGTAGATTTAATTTCTTCAGAGGTCATACCGACTATGATGCAAGAAATGAATATCTCTACATTAAAATTAGCAGATGGGACTTCGGTAGAAGTTAAACCCGTCTATGGTGCATCTATACCTGTCGATAAAAAAGAAGATGCATATACATGGCTTCGTGAGAACGGACTAGGTGATCTTATCAAGAATGAGGTAACCGTTGCTTTTGGTCGTTCCGAAGATAACAAGGCACAGCAATATGCTGTCCTTGCGCAAGGTCAAGGTTATGAACCAGTCCAAAAACTAAAGGTTGAACCTATGACACTTAAAGCACTGGTCAGAGAGCGTGTTGAAAATGGACTTGACATGCCTTCTGACTTATTTAACATGTTCACAAGCAACAGAACAAAAATAACAAGGAACAAATAAACATGAATGAAGTAACACAAAAGACGGCCGCAGGTCTTCCAGCAGCAACTATGTTTGAAGATGATGCATCACAAGGATTAGGTAATATAAGTCAACAAGACTTAGCACTACCTTTTCTTAAAATCCTAGGACAATTATCTCCTGAAGTAAATAAGAGGGATGGTAAACATGTTGAAGGAGCAGAACCTGGAATGATTTTCAATTCAGTGACGGGTGATTTATATGATGGCGTAAAAGGAATAGATGTTATTCCTGCTTTCTATAAATTAGAGTACGTTGAATGGAAAGATAGAGGAGAAGGACCTGGTGCACCAGTAATGGTACACGATTCTTCATCTGATATTATGTCACAAACAAAACCAGATGCTAGTTATAAAGATAGATTGCCTAACGGTAACTATGTTGAAAAAACTGCATCACACTTTGTGATAATTCAAGGGGACAGTCCACAAACAGCTTTGATTTCTATGAAGTCTACTCAATTAAAAATTAGTAGAAAATGGAACTCAATGATGTCCGGTATCAAACTAAAAGGTAAAAACGGTTTATATACACCGGCATCTTTTAGCCACATTTACAAACTAAAGACTACTCAAATGTCTAATGATAAAGGCACTTGGTTTGGTTGGGAAGTTAGTAAAGTCGGTCCTATAACTGAAGCGAGTACGTATCAACAAGCAAAGTCTTTCTCAGAAAGCATCTCTAAAGGTGCTGTGAAAGCTAAACATGTTGAACCGAAAGTAGCAGAGAAAACAAGTATTATATAATCCCTTAGGGGTATGTGTACACAGTGTGGACCGAGAGGGAGACTAATCGGTCCGCATCGACAGGATAACTATGAGTGAGAAGTATATAAAATTTTTTGAAGGGTTTGCTTTGGCCTATGGTGTAGCAGATATGTCTACATTAAAGGTTGATCCAGAAAGTAGAAAGCAGAAACCTATTTACCGATGGAACGATGAACCTCTAACAAAAGAGGTGTATCTTAATCATTTAGAAGGCACACAGTCTATTGGTGTTCAACCATGTAATGAAGAATCAGAAGCAAGGTTTGGTGTAATAGATGTAGACCCAAAAAACTACGATGACTTTGACAAGAAATTTTTTATAGACATAATACAAAATTACAAACTACCTTTAATACCTATACTATCTAAAAGCGGTGGACTGCATTTATATTTATTTATGAATGACTTTATACCCGCAGCATTAATTAAATCTTTTTTAAGTAACCTATTACCATTATTTAAGTTAAAACCGGACTGTGAAATTTTTCCTAAACAAACACAGTTAACAAAAGACAGTGACACTGGACAATTAAACAAAGGTAATTTTATTAACCTACCTTACTTTAAAAAGTCTGAGAGGTTAGCAATAAACCTAGATGGTAAACCTTTTACATTTGATCAATTTATATCAGTAGTAGAAAGTAATACAGTCAGTGCAGAAGACCTTAAAATTATTACAGAAAGTATAGAACAGAAAGATTTAGAGGGTGTTGATGAAGAATTTGACGATGGACCACCATGTCTAGCACATCTTAGCAAGATAATGAAAAATCCAGGGTTTGATGGCAAGGACAGATTTATGTATAATTATCATGTGTTTGTGAAGATGAAGTACCCAGATAGCTGGCAACAGAAAGTCATGAATGCACCAGTCAAATATTTTGAACCTGCACATGCGAATGCGTGGGATAAACAATCTCTTAACGCTAAAGTTAGATCATGGTCTAAACAATTTAAAGGTTATACCTGCACACAAAGTCCTATTAGTGACCATTGTAAAAAAGGTATTTGTGTAAAAAAGAAACATGGAATCTTGGCAGGATCTAAAGGATCATATCCAGTATTAACTAACTTAAAAAAAATAGATCTAGACCCAGAACCAGAGTATGAATTTGATGTAACTAAACCAGATGGTATTGGTACAGCTACGGTACACTGTAAGACAGTAGAACATGTTAATGATCAACGTAAACGTAGAAATGCAATAGCGAAAGCTGCAGGGTTTCCACCACCAATTATAAAAGCTGATGAGGATCAAATGGTATTAGAAGTATTGTATGGTACACAAACCATTACACATCCACCAGTAGGTACATCACCTAAAGAAAAACTACATGATGTAATACATGCAAAAATTAATGGACCTAAAGCTATGAATGATGCTGCATTTAAATCTGGTACAGTATTAATAGAAGATGGTTATGCATATTTTAAATTTGAAAAGTTTTATGACAAACTAAGATCTAAGAATTGGAAACACACAGAAGATAAGACAGGTGTTATGATGAAAGTAAATTATAAAAAATGTAACATAGAATTTTTAGAACAGAAAAGATTTCCTACAAAAGAAAAAGGTAAATACAATACACCTACAAAGAATGTAGTAGCAATTAGTATAGAAGAGTTTGAAGACATACAAATTAACCACACAAAAATAAACCACAATACGGAGATAATGTAATGATTAGAAAAATATACGGGCCTCCGGGAACAGGGAAAACAACCAGACTTATTAACTATGTACGAACTTTAGTCAAGTTTGGTACACCAATAGATAAGATAGGTTACTTTGCATTTACAAAGAAAGCTGCAGAAGAAGCTATAGACAGAACTTTAGATTTGTATCCAAAATATAATCAAAAAGATTTAAAATATTTTAGAACTCTACACTCATTAGCTTTTACAGAACTAGGTATGAAAAAAAGTAATGTAATGCAAGACGAACACTACGAAGATATAGGTCGTAAACTAGGAATAGAAGTTACAGTTTATTCTAATGGCGAAGAGAAGACTGGGTTTGTAGATTCGGATAGCGAATACTTTAACATAATTAATGCAGCAAGGATTAAAGGTATTACAATAGAAGAAGAATATAATACTGACATGTATTCACAAGACATAGACAAACACATGTTACAAATTTTAAAAGACGAAGTAGACAATTATAAGGCAGCATATGGCCTGGTAGATTTTACAGATATGATTGAAAAATTTAATGTGTCCAAATTGTGTCCAAAATATGACGTAGTATTTATTGATGAAGCACAGGATTTGTCACCAATACAGTGGAAAATGTACGATATACTTAAGAAAAACTCTAAACATGTTATCTTAGCCGGTGACGATGATCAAGCAATTTATGGTTGGGCTGGTGCAGATGTTGCAAGGTTTCAAAGTGAGCCTGCAAAAGACATAATTTTGCCTCAATCATACAGAATTCCAAAAGCTGTACAAAATATAGCTGGTTGTATTTTAAATAGAATACCAGACCACAGAAGAATTAAAAAAGAATGGTCACCAAGACCAGAAGAAGGTTACGTAGAATACGTAACATCAATAGAAGACTTACCATTACATGAAGGTGATTGGTTAATACTAGCACGAACTAATGATAAGCTTAAAAAATTAGCACCAGATTTAAAAGATATGGGTTTATATTTTGAAATAAAAGGTAGAAAAAGCTACAGGACTAGATTGTACAAGTCAATACAAGATTACACTCGTTGGACTAATGGAGATAAATTATCTTTGTCTGAGATAAAAGATTTGTTTGAATTTTTAGAAGAAGAAGTACCTGAAGATGAAAGAATGTATGACTTATATGAATGGGGCTATTTTAAGACTCAAAGATGGTTTGAAGTATTTAAAGCTGATCCAGAAGAATGTTTATACATTAGAGAAATGATGCGTAATGAAGAAAGACTATCTGAAAAACCAAGAATAAAACTATCAACTATACACGCAGCCAAAGGTGGTGAAGCTACAAATGTTTTAATTATTCTAGACAACACTAAAAAAATTAGAGAGGCTACAGAGAATAGTTTAGACAAACAAGACGAAGAACACAGAGTTTGGTATGTAGGGGTCACTCGTACAAAACAAAACTTATATATAATGACAGCAAAAAGGGAGGACAGAGGTTATGACATCTAAAAAAGAAAATCCATACTTAAAACAAGTTTCGGGAACACATTACATGTACATGAAGATACAGCCTGCAGAGTTTATAAACAAAAACAAATTGCTTTTTGCAGAGGGAAACGCTATAAAGTATATATGCAGACACTCGCAGAAAGGCGGAGTAGAAGACATCGATAAAGCAATACATTATTTAGAAATGATAAAACAAAGGGACTATGGAACCAAATAATCATATACCATTTTACATGGGGCTATTTACATGCCTATTGATTCTTTGCTACCTA